TACACTTCCTTTGTGGTAGTAACACTAGGGTCGTTTGGTATATCTGAAGCTGGTAAAGCTTTCGGTAAATAAGGAATAAAATATGGCATCATTAGAATCACAAGGTACAAATAATCCGTTTGATGAGTTAGTTGTAAAATTAACTGATTTAAATAGTGACCAAAATGAAATGGCTAAAGAAGCTGCAGTATATTCAAAAGAACTGCAAGACCATTTAGAAAATGATGCTATGAATATGAGTCAATCACAGATTGACGCTATGCAAGACTTAATATTGACTTTAAAAGAAGGTCGACTAGATGATTTAGAAAACGATAAAGAACAACTTTTACGTGACCGTATGGAAGCAAAAAGAGACGGTGAAAGAAATGATAGTTTATTAGATATTTTTGAACAATTAAAAATGCAGTTTAGACTATTACAATTTCAGTTTAAAGATAAAAAAGGTTTTTCTATTATGGGATTACTCTTTAGAACTGCTTTACTAAGTTTCTTTATTGGAGTCTTTAAAGGATTCTTTGCGCCTTATGTTAATATAGGTAAAGCTATTATTAAAGGCTCTGGAAAGATGGCTGAGAGGCTTGGATTACCTGTATTATTTGATAAGATAAAAAACATATTTAAACTTTTTGGAGAAAGAGTAGCAAAAATATTTAAGTTTTCACCTAAAACCGGAGGCGGTGGTTTATTCTCAAAAGCAGCAACGGGCGTTTTAAATTTTATAAAAGACGCTGGTAAAATAGTAACTGGAACTGTTAAAAACGTAGGTAACTTTTTAAAAGGTATGACCGGATTTTTATTTGGAAGAAGGTCATTATTTATGGGATTTGCTAAAATCGATTCTCAAATTAAAGCATCTGGTTTATTTGGGTCAGCTGTTAATAAATTAGTACAAGTAATACTAAAGCCTTTTAGAATGTTAGGTAATTTACCAGCATCAATTGGTAATGTTTTTGCAAAAGGTATAGATAAAGCTGCAAACTCAGTAAAAAAAGGAGGTGCAGCATTTGCTAATATTGGCTCAAAAGCATTTAACTTCTTTAAAAATTTACCTATATTATCTACAGTATTTTCAGCTCTCGATAAATTTAAAGCTGTATTTCAAAGATTTGGTATGGTGTTTGGTAATATATTAAGACCATTACTTGGAATTTTTGGATTAGTAAAAGGATTTATAACTGGATTTAAATCACAAGAAGATGGTTTAAATAAAATTATTGCAGGTGTATTTGACGGTTTAAAACTCGCATTTAGGCTTTTAGTTGGCTCATTATTAGACTTTTTTGTTATAGATATACCAGCATTTTTCTTAGGTCTTTTTGGTATGGACGACGCAAAAGCAAAATTAAAATCTTTCTCATTTGCTGATATATTTGATAACATGTTTGACGCAGTTAAAAATGCAGTTATTGGATTCTTCAATACAATAAGAGATTCAATTGCAGATATCGGTGTTGGTGGCTTAATAAAAAATATTATGCTAAGCCTAATGTCTATCTTTATGAAAATAGCAGCATTTCCAAGGGCAATTGCAGCAGGCGCTTTATCAGCGATAGCAGCCGCTATGCCAGGTGGAGAAAGTCCGAAAGAAGCTTTTTCTCGTAAATTTAATGAAGTTATGTCAAGAGGACAAGCTACTATTGATGCAATGATGTCTAAAAGAGATGGTAAAGACGAAGATGGACAAATAATAGATGCTCTTTCTAAAGAAGGTAAAGTTTTACAATCACAAGCAGGTCAAGAAAAATATCCAGCTGGACCACCTACTCAAAATATTTCATATCAAAATGCTCAAGGTGGAGCGACCTATATAGTTAATGGACCACCTCCTTCTGACTTTAATTTTAATAACGCAAATATATTAAATCAATATTCAGACTAAAAAAAAGGAGGCTTTCGCCTCCTCTCAAATCTTAAAAGATTTTAACTTTCTTTCGCTAATTTAGCAAAATAACTTAATGTATCATCTTCATCAGATGATTCTTCAGCTGAAGGAGTAGTACCCATTGCTTCTGCATTGGATGTACTCATACCCGCTACTGGAGCTGCAGTTTCATTCATTACTGGTGCCGGCATTGCAGAATGACCCGCATCGACTCCAAGTACTTTATTCAACTTCATTGATAGCTCATCATAAGTTTTATAGTTTTCAGGTGTTAAGAAATCCTGTAAAGAATACAGTTTGTCGTAAACTTCTGTTAATCTAGATTCATCTCCATCATGCAAAGCACTTGGTGAACTGAATTCTGATTTATCATAGTTTACCCAACCTTCTACTTTTCTAATTTTAATTTTAAAATCAGCGCCTTCCCAGAAATCATAAGGATTTACTGGATTTTCGTCAGCGAATTGAGGTTGCATAACATCCATAATCTTATCAAAGATTTTCTTACCAAATTTGTAAAGGAATACCTTCCCTTCATTCTCTGGATTTGATGGGTCAGAAACGACTAGCACATTACTTACGTAGTGCAGCCTTCTTTTTCTATCCCTAGCAGTTGCTTTATCTTCGTCTCTACCTGAGTTCCAAAGTACAGAGTTATGCTCCGATACTGGGTCCTGCTGTCCAATGGACGTTAAAGAGTTTTCGATATACCATAAGCCAGTTGGTCCCTTGAATCCATGGTCCCAATATCTTACCCAAGGTAAGTCCTCACCATCTTTCGCTGGTAAGAATCTGACTACAGCATAGCCATTTCCTGCTTTATCTCTTGTAGGCTTCCAAAATCTATCATCCGCATAGGAATTAGTTTCTGGTTTAGCTGAAGATACAGCTTCTGCTGCTTTTACGAGTTTGTCGATTGACGAGCCTCGCATGCTCTTTAGATTTTCTAATGACATTTTATATTTCTCCATATTTACAATGTATTACTGAATTATCCACTTTATTCATAATGTATAGTTATATTATACCACATTACGTGGCATTTGTAAAGGTTTCTTTTAATAAATGTAAACATTTATCTCTGTCAAACTTTACGAATGGTTTGTATTTCATAATCTTTCTATAGATATCAGGCCATATAATAGTATCTGTTATCTTTTTGTTTTCGCGTTCTACAAAACCAAGTATTGAATCCAAGATTACGATTGTTTCCAATTGTATTTCTTCTTGCATCCAAAGCTTTATGATTAATGGATGATTGTTTTCTTCTGCTTCTAAAAGAGAATCAAACGATATATCCATATCATTAAGTTTATTTATATCAGTTTGAAACTGATAGCTTAAAGATTCCATAATTTTTTTATGGTCTCTATAATATCTTTCTCCACCTTCGTTAAGCATATCACCGACATACTTAACGTCGTTTTTAAAGTTAGCAATATAGAACTCTTTCAATTCTGGTCCGTATGTTTTTGCTAACTTTGCAAAGAAAAATTTGTCTTTTCTTTTAAAGAATGACGTAGGTTTTACTGAAGTCTTAAAATGATACTTAATTGCATCATATCCATCTGTTTCGAAATGGAGTTTAAGTGCGTTATATAATTTATAAGATTCAAACGGGTCATTCATAGAGGTAGTTTATTACCTCTCTTTGCTTTGATTAAATGTAAGCCTGAAGCTTCTTCTTCAATCTTTTGCTTTAAGGAATCTGTTAAGAGCTTTTTAAGATTTTTATAATCCATACCTCTTTGTTCTACTACATAAGATGCTGCATCGATATATGACATATTGTTATTTGCGACAAGATGCTCTACTGCTGCAGAGAATCTCTTCTTTGTCATAATCTTCTGTTCTACTGGATTATCTTTATCCGACAAACTCTTCACCTTCATTCCATGCACAACCTGTAAGACCACCTGCTTGTAAAGCTTTCAATGTTCTTAATACCTCTTGTGCGTTTCTTCCTGTATCTAAAGCGTTAATAGATACATGTTGTACTATTCTATTCTTATCAAAGATGAACGTCGCTCTATATGGAACACCCTCTTCTTCGTTAACAATACCTAGTTGATGTGAGAGTCCTAATCCACAATCAGCTGCTAAAGTATGACTGATATTACCAATCATATTATTATCTTGTTTCCAAGCCAATTTACAGAACTCATTATCTCCACTTATTCCAATCACATTAGCATCATCGACTAAACAGTCAAACCCAGCTATTTCTGTTGGACATATAAAAGTAAAGTCCTTAGGATAAAAATAAACTACACTCCACTGTTTTTTCTGTGGCATATAACTTTCGTTTACTTCAACTCTCACAAATTCATTTTTTTCATTGATTCCCTGTAGTGAGAAGGCAGGGAACTTTTCTCCGACTGATAGCATATTATCCTCCTAAAATACTCTCATTAATATACAGTCAGCATTAACTCTGCCTGTTGGTTTATCTATTTTTGTTGTTAATGTATCCCAAATCTTTTCAATTTGTTTTTCTGTTTTATTTAAAATCATTGGTAGTATTTCATCAGGCTTTCTTAAAGTAGCTTGTCTAGATTCTTTATCAAAGTTCTTTATTGATGTGCCTGATACTTCGAATCCAGTTGTTGAATGCGTGACGTATTCAATCAATTTTTTATTCTTACAGTTATATATGTAAAGCTTGTTTTTAGTAGGTATCAATATAGGATTGATTGATACTAATTTAGCGTCTATATTCTCTTGGCAATATTTTAATTTTGCTACTTGAGTATCTGATGATTTTGGCTTTTTAGCTCTTGGCATTCTTTCAGCTTTAAATGAATCTTTTAATCTGTCTAAGTCAGCAAATATTTCTCTAAACTGTTTAAGTATTTTATTCTTTTCGCCTTTAGAGTAATGAGAATATGCTTCAACACATTGGTCACATGTTTTTTCGTATGCTTCATTAATGTTATTGTATTCAAACTCTAATAGGTCTCTAAATATTTTGATTGCATTACCTTTTAAACCAGCTCCTTTGAATCGATTATAAGCACTGAATTTTTTAGTAAAGTCTCCTTCTAACCAACCTTCAACTATTTCCATATCAAAATCAGCATAAACAGTATCCATGACTTTTCTACGAGTTCTTTCAGCTGGACTGATAACAACTACATTTGCTTTTGCAGCGTCTTCAACTTTCTTTTCTTTTAAAGCAATTTTGTATTGAGCATTAATAAAATCTTTAATGTCATTAAGTTGTTCATCTGAATATACCCACCCTCTATAATAAAGTTTGATTTGTTTATTGACTGACATAAATTTATAGTCCTTAAGTCTTTTAAGTACTTGGACTTTCTTTTTATCATACCCACAATAATCCATTGCAAACTGATACGTAGTTGGCATATAATCTTTTGTCTTATAAAAATAGTTATACCAAGAAGCTCCTCTTGTCCACTCTCTGTCGTTGAACTCTGATTCCTCAGTGTAAATTGGTTCTGGTCCAAGAAACTTATCGTCTAGACTTGGTCCTCTTTTTCTTTTATTTGCTGCCATATTTCTCCTTATATATGTTAATGATATTATTATACCATACTTTTGATTGAATGTAAACGATTATTTTTAAAAAAGTTGACCAGGCCTCTGCGGGTGATAAGGAGTCGCGTTGATGAGACCCAGCCAAAAACAATTAATCTTTCTCCCAAGGTAAAGGTATATGTTTACCTTTTCTTTGTTCTTCAGAAACATGTGCTGACATATATGCAAACACCATTGCTCCTATTGTAATTAATATAGTAAAAAATGTATTCATTAGTTTCTCCTCATATTTGCAATATCAGTTGCTTCTTCTTGAGAAATAACTGGTACAGCATTTGACTTATGCATAGTAGCAATACCTTTGACTAAAGTGCCAGTATATTTCATTGGCTCTTGTTTAGTACAATCGCCTTTAATCTCATGGTAATTACCATTTTTCATGTATTCTTCCATTATAGAATTGTACTGAACTGCTTGTCTTTCTCTTATCTTATTTAATTGAGATTCTTTTAAAGCAGCTGATTGAAAAGCTACAGGTTTCTTTTTAACTCTATTAGCTGCATGATTCTTTCTTTTTCTACCACATGGTGAATACCTAAGTGAACCCATATAAAAACTAGTTACTGCCATTACTTAGGTCCTCCATTATGTCCAATCATTGATTTTTCTTTTTGCTCTTTTCTCCATCTTAGGAAATCTATAGCAACTTCTCTTGTTGTATGAGTTAAAGTACTCACAGGACTTCTTTTAGTTTTTTTCATAATCTGTAAATTTGTCTTAATAAATTGTCTACTTCTGGGTCATTTAGATACCCTATGACATCATTTGTTATTTCGGTTGTATAATCTAGTGAACCATCAGCATCTAACACTGCAAGTTCCCATTGGCCTTTTACATATCCGTATGAACCTTTATGCTGAATAACGCTAGCGCCATATCCGTTAGGGAACCTATATACTTTTTGTATACCTCCCATGTGTCTATTTGTTTCTATTAAATATTCGTTCATAATGTATATTATACCATACTTTCTTGTAAATGTAAAGGATTATTTTTAGCTATTTTGCGAATAAGCGCTAATTAAATCATCGCCTCTTAGTTCATATTTTGTAAATAAGAATGTTTCGCCATTAGATAAAGTTCTTTCAACAAGGCCATTATTATATTCCTTATCAATAACTCTTTTACCACTTTCAGTATCTTGCGGTCTATTATCATACCACATTGAACTTAATGAATGAGCATGTAATGATTTAACACCTTTTGCCCAGTCTTCAGCTGCTAGTTTAATTCGTTGCTTTTCAACTCTTTCGTCGTATTGGCCCATTGTCCTTTTTCTCCTCTTTCTGCGAGTCTTATCAACTCTAATCTTTTTTGTTCCCATAACAGTTTAAAGTCTGGGTCCTGTGCTCTATCTCTTGCATCTTGCAAAGAGATTA